AAATCCTTTGTTATCGTCAGTTAGACGTGAAGGTGGTAGGTTAAGTGAGTTGTAAAGTTTCTTTTTGAAATACTCAAGGTCTTTGAGTTCTCCAAGATTTTGACCGCCTGGGAGTACAGAGATTTCAGTTCCTCTACCACCTTCACGGCGAGGAAGCCAGAAGTCCTCAAGCATTGACATATGCTTTTTGTCATCTCTGATTTCACCAGTATTACCATCATAAACAAGTTTGTTGCGATAGCGGTTCATCACATCTCTAAGGTATTGCTCTGCTTTTACCTTAGGTAGATTACCAACATCAATGTAAAAAATTCTTCTTTCTGGTGCGCGTGATAAGCGATAGATAACAATCGCATCTTCAATCATACGCAACTGGTTATGTACTTTGATTGCCTTATGGAGGAAACTAAGAGTCATCTTCTTAGTCATGTCCTGCAGTCCGGAACCACAGTATGTAATAGCATCAGAAGCAATCCTTACACCTTGACTAATACCATAGTCTGATGCCCCAGATACTTGTGGCATATTGCCACCAAAACCTCTTGGATTATAAACATAATAATCAATGTACTCACCCCAGTCATATTCTAGAGCACTACCTTTGATAGTATGTTTTTCCGCTTCGTCTTTGCCAATCTTTTGCCTAACTTTTTTAATCTTAAGTGGATCAATTTGTCTTAACTCAGTGATACCAGCTTTAGGATTAGCGAGATCTATAACTTTGTGATAATATAAACGTCCATCAATATACCATTGTCTAACAATATTATGTGCGTTTAAATCAAAATTTAAAAGTTTAAGAATATATTCAAACTCGTCTCTAATTTTTTTCTTTAATGTTGCTCCAACTGGTAGATTAGATAATTCAATTTCTACTGGAGCATCATTAGCATCAGTAACTAAAAACTCATTTACAATTTCATCCACAGAAGAATCAATCTCTGGATGCAACGCCATAGCACGATAGCGTTTGATTAATTCAAATTCGTTTCTGGCGTTACCACCTTCCACATCAACATATGTACCAAAATAACCACCTGCTACGGTGGTTAAATCTTCATTAGAAGAAGGCGGAACTGGAGATTGACCCTTCAGCTCCGCCGGATTGTTGATGAGAAATCCAAATAATTTACTCATAACATAAGGTCTATAACTGTGCTATGACCTATTTATAGCAGTAAATTTATCAGATTTGAGCGCCAGACTCAGCGATGCCCTTAGCACCACCTCTAGAATCTCCAGCGGTCCAGTAAGAATACTGGAATTCAACTGTAAATTCTTCAATCTGATCGTTGCTGTCATAAGCAAGATCAATTTGAGAAACGCTAGTTGGGAAAGCGTATCTTAATTTATACTGTCTGATAATATTGTCATCAGTTTTTTGATTTGTTTCTGCAGTTTCTGCTGCTCTCTCTAATTGGAATACGTCAATGTCAACAGAGTATGAACCTTCACCACCAGATGCTCCTAGGTTTGGAAGATCTGCACCATTGAGGTTATGGTTATTCATAGCATTGAGCCATGATTCAAACCATCCTCTAGTGTTCATATCCTTGTCATTGAAGAATGTAGCAGACCATGTATCAAATGTTCTGTCACCAGCAATTTTAATTGTTCTACCACGGAAAGGAACTTCAATAACACCCAAGTTTGAACCTGGAAGTGCTGCTGACTTACAGAGTAGGTTTGATAGTTCATCTCCACTAATTCCAGGTCCAACCCCATTTGGAAATGGGAGTTGGATTTTAAACATATTTGGCTTAACGCCTTGTCCAATTTTTCCTATAAAGGAACTCATTGATGCCATTGTTTTTTACCTCTTACTAGTTTGTTGTTTTAATTACGATCACTGTCCGGTTACTTCCTGGAAACTAACTCCAGTTCTGGTAGCGGTAAGTGTAATTGTGATGAAGTTAATTGAGCGTGTTGGTTGTAGATAGATATCAGCAACAAACTCGTTACGATCAATAACACTTGGGGTGTTATTAGATTCGTCGCAAACAACAAGGAAATCTGTAAGTCCTCTGTCTGCTCTGATTTCAGAGAGATAGGAATTTACAGCACTAGCAAAACCATTTCTTGTAATGGCATCGTTCTGCTCAAAGAGTACTCCTTGAGCGAGACCGTCAACTCGCCTTTCGACATTAAGGAACAGACGACGAACATTAATTCTATCAAATGCCGATGGTGAAGAAAGTGCAGTCTTATCACCAAAGAGGGTGATGCCGCTTCCACGGAGAGAGATGATAGGATTAATTCTCTCAGAATAGAGGTCGTCTCTATCTGCCTGTGATGGATTATATGCCAACTTAACGGCATTTCTGAGTGAACCTCTACTTAGTCCAGCAGGTGAATACCAGTCTGCTAAAGCAGTGGAGGTTGAGACGCATAGACCAGCAACATCACCATTGCAGGGGATGTAACGATATACGTCATTGAAACGGTCATAAAGATACTTATAACCAGAATCAAATACTGCGTATGATGTTGATGCTATACCGGAGAAGAAGTTTAGAATATTTGTCTTACATGCGGCAGCGGAAAGTGGAGTATCACTTGTGTCTAGTTGATTTCCTTTGTGTGAAGAAATAAACGCAACACAATCTTTTCTTTCGTTTGCAATGCTAACTGCAGTTCCTGCCTTAGCAAGAGTATCAGATTCTAGAGCACCAGAACCACCCATAAGGATGAAGTCTAGATCGGTAGCATCATAACTTCTGAATACTTCTAGTGCATCATTAGCATAAGCATAACCAGCATCGTCTCCACCAGTGAGTGAGAATGAAGCAGTTCCTAGTAGACCAAGTTCACCAGGAGCAGCAGAAACTTCCTCAACGGAATCTGTTGCTGGGGCAACCCAGTCAATACCAGAACCTGCTACAATATCAAATGCATCAGCAGCAAGAACAACATTTTCAGATTGCTCATTAACTAGAGTTCTGAAGTATGTGTTTGCTCCCGATGCTCCCTTACCACCTTGTAGTTTAGAGAGATATTGGAATGTTTCTAGAACAGCACCAGTTGACTTAGAGACAACAGCGATGTGGAATTCGTCTCCACTAATTCCTAGATCGGTTGCTTGCTGGGATGTACCGGGGCGAGGTCCAATCTGGTTTAGTTTGAGAGTAAATGTACCAACGGAGAAAGTTGCATTTCTGTACCAATCTTCTGCGGTTGCTACAGGAATTTGTGTGACTAGAGCATCGACATCAAATGTTACGTCGTCAGTAGTCGAAACACCACCAATGAGAGCACCATCGATAACCAAACCAGTATCAGTACCAGCATAATCCAGACCACCGCTAACCAAAGTTACGCTAGAAATATCGCCACTACCATCTCTAACTACTGTAACTGTAGCATCGGATCCACTTCCACCACTAACAGCAACGGCGGTATATGTTTCGCCAGCCTCAGCAAGAAGAGTAGTACCAGCAGAAACATTAGTGATAGTATCAATTACGCCAGCATTGCCGGGAGTTAGATCACCAACTTCAACTTTGTCACCAACTAGGAAAGCTGCTCCAGCATTATATCCATAAATTTTTGCGGTTTTGCCACCACTAAATGTAAGGACATCGCCGTTTGCGGTGCTATCAGGAACACCAGTAAAAGTTACTGACTGGTCGTATCCTCTGTCAACCGCTACGAGTTGGAGGTCATTACCCCATGAACCTTCGTTAGCAGCAGCAACTTCAGATGCACCAGATTGGGCAACAGCAGCACTGGTTCCAGCTGCTCTAGATACAACTAGGCGGCCGCCATAGGATAGGAACTCTGATGCAACAAACCAATCTTCTGCGTTTGCATCAACGGGACCACCAAAAGTATCGACAAGTTCTTTCTGGTTATTAACTGCTGTAGGGGTCTCAAGGGGACCCTTCTGGAATGCACCAGCAAATGCTGCTCTCAAAGCCTGAGATCCTACAATAGTGGTATTTGTAAGGTCCCTCTCTCTGATAACTACTCCAGGCGAGACTTGACTAGCCATGTGATACTCTCCGTGACATCCAATTTATCTAGAATTATTTATTAAAATTAGTAGTTCCACATGTAGTTAACTTCTTCTTGAGAATCACCATATGCCCAGAGGTCTCCATTAGCATCCATAAAAGTATCATCACCCAATCCATCATCAATAAATCCAAATGGAGCCATGTCTTGTTCGATTTGATTG